ATTGAAATGGATAAGACTAAAGTAGGTGGTGATAGTTGGGCAAACACTACTGTGCCCTTTACTGTTGAAGGCGGTATAGATGTACTAGAAACCTTTATTAGAGAAGCAATAGATAAAGATATAATAAAGAAAACTGGTTCTTGGTATTCTATTGGGGATATTAGGGTTCAAGGAATGAATTCATTAAAGGACGCTATAAAAGACAACGAAGAACTGTTAGCACAAATACAAGATGACTTTACCTCCAACAAGTAATACACAGCAAGAAATAATAATAGCAGAATACCTAAGTGAACTTGGGTTTAGGTATACACAACAAGAATTTTTTCCTCCATATAAGGTAGACTTTTATATAGAAGATATAAATACAGCTATAGAAGCAGATGGGGTATATGGGCATTTATCTAAAAGGGATAAGGCTCGTGACGAAATCTTGAGAGAAAAGTATAAGATTGAAAATATTATTCATATCAAGGAACGAACTAAACCAACAATACAAAAGGCGTTATGGCAGGAATTAAACAAATAGCAGAAACCAACAAAAAGAAAAAATCCCCTAAAGATAAGTGGCTTGTAAGCATAATAAACGAGCATCTTACAGAGATAGATAGCCCTCCAAGAGGTGGGGTATTTCATCCATCAGCTTTAGGTAATCCTTGTGATAGGTATTTATGGTTATATTACAATGCTAAAATCCCAGAGCAAACTTTAGAACCTAGAATAAAAAGAATATTTCAAAATGGTAATTTTTTAGAAGACCGAGTTGCTTCTTGGTTTGTTGATTTAAACATACTTTTAGATAGAGAGGTTTCTTTAAAACAAGATATCCCACCTATTTCTGGAAGAATGGACTTTCTAATAAAACATTTAGAATATGGCGAGCTTCCTGTGGAATTGAAATCAATAAACAAATTTGGTTTTACTCAACTTTCCGCACCAAAAGACGAGCATAATATACAACTTCAAATGTATTTAAATATGGCTGGTTATGACCATGGAACAGTTTTGTATGAGTGTAAAGATGACCAACATCTAAAAGCTTTTTTGGTAGAGCGTAATGAAGAAGTTTGGGGAGACATTTTAAAGAGGTGTTTTGATATTCAAGAAATGGCTATAATGCCTACTAAATGTGAAGGTGCATGGTATTGTGGTTGCAAAAAGGTAAAGGGGGAAGAAGATGAGTCCTAATGAAAGTATTGCAGGGTCTATTAATAAAGTAGATAATTTTATAGGTAGTTTGAATTTACCGCGTATAAATATTGATTTAAAAGAAAGAGATGACTTAGATTTTTCAAAATTAACTCATTATGATAATAAAGAGATAGAAGATTTCTTGGCTATATATGGTGGTTATAAAGCTTACTTAGAAATTAAGACAACCCAAATAGAATCTAAGCTAAGTGTTTTGAAAGCTTCCTTTGAAGATTTATATAGCATTCAATCACATAAGGTGGTTAGTATGCATCGAGGTGGTAGAAAGCCTACTAAAGAAGAGATTAGAGGGCAAATTATGGCAGACAATGACGAATTAGCAGACCTGAGTAAAGAGATAATAGAATTAGACGCTATTTTGAAAAGAGAGCTAGGGTTATTGAAGGCATATGACACGTTTTATAGTACGGTAAGTAGAATTGTTACTCTTAGAACGCAAGCGAATTGAAAAATATTAGTATAATGAATTATGAAGCATTATATAGGATTTGATACATCAAGTCCTATATAATGCAGCTATTATTGATGAAGAAGAAGAGTTAGTAGAGTTGCTAAAGTGGGACTGTAATAAAAAAGCGAAGTTCGAGGAAAGGTTTCCTGAGCTTATCACTAACTTTAATAATGATGTACAATCATTAAAAGGTTATAAAGCGTCTTTAGAGAATGCAATACCAGTTAGAAATAGTAGAGCGTACACTATAACAGCTAGAGTAGTAGGTGCAGTTTGGGCGTTACTCGCAACGGCCGATATACGAACAGAATTTGTGCATCAAGCGACTTGGAAAAAAGTATGTTTAGGGAATGGTCAAGCTAAAAAAGACGATATAATGAAATACGCAATAGAAAAGTGGGGAGATAATTTCCCAGAACAAGATTACGCTGATGCAATTTGTATAGCGTTATGGAACAAGAGGAGGTTAGCATAATGTTAGGTGGTGGATTAACTAAAGTAGTAAGAGGATTTCAAATGTTTTTTCCTGGTAAGAAGGAAGAAACTAAAAGAGAGTATAAAGACAAGTTTCCTAAAAAACTTCCAACTATAGAAGATGTAAAAAAAGAATATGGGGCTGTTGTTTGGTGTAAGTTTGCTAAATGTGCAAGTAATCAAGAAGTAAAAAACTTACAAAGAACCACAGGTACTTTATTGAAAAGACAAAATTATACACCTATTGCAGAACAAGAACATATATGGGCTGGGATATGTACTAGGGGTGAAATAGGAATGCAATTTAATGAAATAAAATTACCACACGGTTCAAAGATAAAAGTTCCTAGTTGTTATACAGCTCATACAAATAAAACAGGATACTGGGACTTTTCTCAATTCTTAAACTCAGATGGAAGCCCATTAGGAGGGAACATAGATTCTCAACATGTATCTGATGATGGATATGGTGTAATGGACTCAAATAACATATACGAATAAAATGCCTAAACAATTTCCAGACTCAATAAAATTAAAAGCTATGGAGCTATTTCTTGAAGGAGAACTAACTGCAAAACAGATAGCAGATGTTGTTTCTACACAAGAGCATGTAGTGTCCCCACCTACTATTTATATGTGGGCGAGAAAAGAAAAATGGGGAGAGCAAAAAATCCAGTCTGTTATTGACCAACAAGGTGAGGTTGTTAAACAAAAAGCCAAGGATTACTCAGAAATACAAGACGACCAAATGAATCAATATACCGAGATGGCCACTAAAGCTTCTGCGGAATTGAGGGGATTGACTTTTGATAGAGCATTAGATGCTACTAGGGCTGTAGATATAGCAGTAAAAGGGCAGCGTGATGTTATGCAAGGCATGATAAACATGAAATTTGTAAATGATATTATGGAAGTTTTGATATCTGAGATAGACGACAAAGATACGGTGCAAAGAATAGCTTCAAAACTAGCAAGTGTTTATATGCTACATGAGGATTCCTAATCATGGCAAAAGAAGTAGTAAACATTCAAGATGCTTTTAAAGCTTTAGCTAATGGTTTATCAGAGCAAAAGAAACATGATGTTGGTTCTTTTAGAGAGTTCATTGAAAACATATGGGCACAATCATACGACAACCCAGAGTATTTCAAGGCGTGGCATGTATCTTTATTAGCTGAAGATGTTGAAGAATGTTTAGAAACAGGCCTAAATTATGTAGGTATTCTACCTCGAGGACATTTTAAGTCTACAATTTTAGGGCATGCTTTTAGTGTTTGGAGATTGCTGAAGGCTCCTAGAGATATGTCTGTACTTTACTTATCTTATAGTGATGGTATGGCAAAATATCATATTGCTGAGATAAATAAAACCATTGCAAGAAACCCCATTATTCCAGAACTACTTATAAATAGAAACCCACACGCTGATTTTTCTGCTAGATTTTATAGGAACAATCAACCTATGGAAATTATGCATGGGGGGTTGTTTTCTTTCAAACGAGGAATGCACGTCAATGGTGCGTTAGTTGCTGATGACGTATTGAGAGACCCAGAAAACCCTTTGAATATGGGACAGATAACTAAAGTAGAAGACCACTTCATGACAGAATCTATGTTCATACCTTTGAAGGAAGCCCCTGTTATTGTTGTAGGGACACCTATGATGCCAGGAGACATACTTGCTAAACTACAAGATGATGAACGATTTAAGGCTAGAGTGCTTCCTGCATTAGACCCTGTACCTGGTAGAAGAGTTTTAGCACCAGAGATAATGAGTGAAAAATATTTATTAGCTCAACAGAAGGCAAGACCTAAATCTTTTGCTTCAGAGTTTATGTTAGTTCCTCACTTTGCTACTGAGTCATATTTTGATGAAGAGGATATTGTAAAGTGTGAAGATGATACGTTACGTTCTGCTCCAGCTTTAAAAGAGTTTAAGGACTGGGAAACAAGTGATTTATTTTTTGGAGGGTTTGATGTAGGTAAAAAAAGACACCCTTCGCATTTAGTTATATTTAGAAAACGAGGAGATAAGATTGAACAAGTGCATTCTTCCTTTTTAGATGGTTGGAGTTACTCAGACCAAATAGAATATTTGAATGAAGTAGCTGATAATTTTAATTTAACTTCAGGTTATATTGATAACACTAGAGGGGAATTAGAAGACCGTGGATTAGACACAAGATGGTTGGCTATGCATTTCACAAAAAAATCTAAAAATACTATGGCATCTGTCTTTGAAAATTATGTCCATTCAGGTATATTAAAACTAATCAAAGACGAAAGACAAAAGCAGCAAATCTTGTCTGTAAGTAACGAATTGAAGGCTCCAAACACACCGATGGGACATGGGGATGCCTTTTTCTCAATTGCGATGGCTTTACAGGCTGCTCATAACACTGGTAATAAGTATGTAGACTTAGGCAGTGCGACTGATTGGTTTAATGCTGTGAGTCCAGGAGAATCTCCTGAAAGTCGAAGAGAGGGGATGGATGAGAAAAAAGGAATGAAACCTCAACCAAATCCCTTACAAATGGAACCTTTAAATGAAATCCAAAGGATGGAGAAGGCTCCAAACCCGCAATGTAAGGAGTCGGTTTGCAACACAAATTTTTGGGTGCCAGAACGAGAGCTTTGTATATATTGCGGTTATCGTAAATAGAAAGTAATAATAGGAGAAACAAATAATGACACTAAAGAACAATACATCAACACGTAATAAAAACGAACCCATCATATCAGAACAAGCAAGTGTTATTTTAGGGCATAGGTATTTATTGAAAAATAATAATAACGAACCCATAGAAACTCCTAAAGAACTTTTTATGCGTGTAGCAAAAGCTATATCAAGTATTGATACTACTTATGGCAAACTATCTGTTGATGCAAAGCTTACTGAAAAAGACTTTTATTCCATAATGGCTAGTTTAGAATTTATTCCAAACTCACCAACATTGATGAATGCTGGGACTGAACAAGGAACTCTTTCAGCTTGTTTCGTGTTACCTTTAGAGGATAGTATGGAAGGTATTATGAAATCTGCTACAGATGCAGCTATGGTGCAAAAGTTTGGAGGTGGGACAGGATTCTCTCTTTCAAATCTTCGACCAAGAGGTGCAGCAATAAAGTCTACACATGGTATTGCTTGTGGTCCTATAGAAGTACTAAAGACACTATCTAGAGTGTCATCTATGATAACCCAAGGTGGTAAGAGAGATGGTGCTAATATGGCCGTCATGTCTGTGTATCACCCTGATATATTAGAATTTATTGAATGTAAAAAAACTGAAGGGGATATACATAACTTTAATATTTCAGTAGGTGTTGATTCTACCTTTATGCGACTTGTCAAGAACGATATGAATTACTCATTAATAAACCCTAAAGATAATTCTGTAGTAAAACATGTAAGTGCTAGGGAAGTGTTTTCTAAGATTGTTGAAGGAGCTTGGAGAAATGGTGAACCAGGAATGATTTTCTTAGACCAAGTAAACAAAGACAACCATGTTCAAAAAGAATATGGTGAGATGATTGCTACTAATCCTTGTGGAGAGCAACCTCTTTTACCAAATGAATCTTGTAACTTAGGTTCTATAAACCTAGCAAAATTTTACCAAAGGTCAGAAGGTCCTACTCATGGTTGGAAAGAAAAAATTGATTGGGAGCATTTAGAACATGTTACAAGAACTTCGGTGCATTTTTTAGATAATGTTATAGATGCAAATAAATATGCTACTCCTGAGATAGAAGAGATGACAAAATCAACTCGAAAGATTGGGTTAGGTATTATGGGCTTTGCAGACCTGCTAATACAAATGCAAATATCTTACTCTTCAACATTAGCTAGAGAGGTAGGTAAAGACATTATGGCTTCTATTAGAGAATGGGCTGACGATGAATCTAAGGAACTAGCTAAACAACGTGGGACATTTCCGGCTTGGGAGAAAAGTACTTATAATGTTCCTTTTAATGATAAAGCGAGTCAAAAATTTAGAAATCACTGTAGGTTAACAGTTGCTCCTACAGGAACTATATCAATGATAGCTGACACATCTAGTGGAATTGAGCCTACATTTGCATTAGCTTGGAAGAAGCAAAACATATTAGAAGGTAAAACATTAAACTATGTGAACAAGTATTTTGAAGCAGACGCTAAAAAACATGGGTTCTATTCAGAAGACTTGATGGATTACTTAGCAGAGGGTGGTTCTTTAGCCACTGCTCCTCAAGTGCCTGATTGGGCAAAAGCAGTGTATTCTACAGCCCCAGAGATTTCTCCAGCAGACCATGTCCTTATGCAAGCTGCTTTTCAGAAGCACTGTGATTCAGGAATCTCTAAAACAATTAATTTTCCAAATGAAGCCACAATAGAAGATGTAGAGAATACATATATGTTAGCTTGGGAAAATGGTTGTAAAGGAATAACTGTGTATAGAGCTGGGCGATCAACTGGCTGATCAAACCGTTCACGATGGCTGGCCTCGCCTACCTGTTCTTCCGATTCATCTATGCCGACTTCGTTCCGGCGGGAGAAGCAGACGAGTACATCGCCGGCATGATCCTGCTCGGAGTCGCCCCGTGCACCGCAATGGTGTTTGTGTGGAGCCAACTCACCAACGGCAATCCCAACTACACCCTCGCCCAAGTCTCCATCAACGACCTCATTTTGGTCTTCGCGTTTGCCCCCATTGCAAACAAGCGGTAGCCGGAAAAAGGTAATCCGGAGTTACTGTAGCAAGAATTATCAAATCGATTTCTTC